GTTTACTTCTGTATGAACTACATTAAGATTGTAAACGTGGACGAAGGCCTCATCAACTTTAAGATGTGGGACTTTCAAAAAGAAATGATTAATCTATTCAAAGATAATCGTTTCGTAATCACCAAATGTCCTCGTCAGGTTGGTAAAACTACCACAACAGTTGGTTATCTTCTTTGGGCAACCATCTTTACCGATTCTCAGAATGTGGCAGTTCTGGCAAACAAAGGTTCTCTTGCTCGTGATATTTTAGCCAAGTATCAACTGGCATATGAAAATCTACCACAATGGCTCCAACAAGGTGTGGTGACATGGAACAAGGGTAATGTAGAACTAGAGAACGGCTCTAAGGTCATTGCGGCCTCCACTAGTTCCTCAGCAATCCGAGGCGGTTCGTTTAACATTGTATTCTTAGACGAATTCGCTTTTGTGCCAAACAATATTGCCAATGAGTTCTTTAACTCAGTCTATCCTGTAATCTCATCTGGTAAGTCCTCAAAGATTATCATTGTTTCCACACCAAATGGTATGAATCTATTCTACAAACTATGGATGGATTCCATTGAAGGACGAAACAATTACAAGAACTTTGAGATTCATTGGTCTCATGTACCAGGTCGTGATGATGCGTGGAAAGAAGAAACCATCCGTAACACATCAGAACGGCAGTTTGCACAAGAGTTTGAAACTGAATTCTTAGGTTCGTCTAATACTTTGATTTCTGGTTATAAACTACAACAATTGAGGTACATGAACCCAATTGTAGAACATGATAAGATGAAAATCTATGAACATCCTATCAAAGAGGGTGTCAATGGTTCTCTAACCGACCACATTTATTGTATTTCGGTTGATGTGTCAGAAGGTAAAAACTTAGACTCCTCGGCTTTCTCTGTGATAGATATATCAACCACACCATATAAACAGGTTGCCACCTATTCAAGTTCATCTATTTCACCCATATTGTTTCCAACGGTGATTGTTAATGCAGCTCGTTTATACAATGATGCTTACGTTTTGGTAGAAATAAACAATAATCCACAGGTGGCAGACTTTATACATTCAGATTTAGAGTATGAGAACCTATTGAAAGTCTTTACTGGTAATAAGAAACCACAACAACTGTCTGCTGGATTTGCTCGTGGTGTGCAGATGGGTCTAAAGATGTCACCTCAGGTGAAGGCTGTAGGTTGTTCTAACCTCAAGACTTTGATTGAGGGTGATAAGTTATTGATTAACGACTTTGATACCTATTCAGAGTTAACCACATTTGAGCAATATAAAACATCATTTGCGGCTGCCGATGGTGCCAATGATGATATGGCAATGACTTTAGTGATTTTTGCATGGGCAACCACACAGAAATACTTTAGAGAAATAGTAAATCATGATTTAAGAAAGCAGATTCAGTTGGAAAACATGAATCAATTGGATGAAGAAGTTCTACCTGCACCTATTATAGAAGATGGTCTAAAGACCGATTTCATGGTGGAAGGTGGTGATGTATGGGAAGTGGCAGACGGTGGCGATACTTATGCGGCCTACACTAGAGATTTCTTTAGGAGTATGTAAATCCGATGTTTGATAAATATCAGTATGGTATTTTAACTGCCAAGAACACATAATAATTCAAGGAGAATAAAATGGCGTTTCAAATCTCTCCAGGCGTAAATGTTTCCGAAGTTGACTTAACAACAGTCGTTCCTTCGGTTCTAACTACGGCCGGTGCTTATGCTGGAAACTTTTCGTGGGGTCCAGCACGACAAGTAATTCTGGTTGACAACGAAATCACACTAACCAATTACTTTGGTAAACCAGATTCAAACTCAGCAATTTCGTTTTTTACATCTGCTTCTTTCTTAGCCTATGGTAACAATCTAAGTGTTGTTCGTGCTGTCGATGCTAACTCAAATAATGCAGCTGCAAACACAGCATTTCAAATTCCTAATTCAGACGAATTTGAATATCTTTATTTAAACACAGACAACAATAATTTCTTTGGTGCATTTATGGCCAAATATCCAGGCGTTCTTGGTAACTCGTTATCGGTAGCTGTTTGTGCCAATACAAGTTTGTTTAGTAGCTGGTCTTATAGTTCTTACTTTACTTCTGCTCCTGGTACTTCAGATTATGCATCTGCTGTTGGTGGTTCAAATGATGAAATGCACGTTGTTGTAATTGATGCAGGTGGATTATTTACTGGCCAACAAGGTACAGTATTAGAAGTTTATCCATTCTTATCTAAAGCTTCTGATGCAAGTATTAATGGAGTATCAAACTTTTATAAACAAGTTATTTTTAATAACTCACAATACATCTATGCTACCGATCCAGTAAACTATGCAACAACAAGTTCTACTTGGGATAATCCAGCAGCTAATACAAACTTCACAACACTAACAACCAATCCAACAATCACATTAGCAGGTGGTTCAGAATTCACACCAACAAATGGTGATATTCAAACTGCTTATGATTTATTTGCAAATAAAGAAACAATTGATATTTCATTGGTGTTAACTGGTAATGCAAACACAACAGTTCAACAATATGTTATTGATAATATTGTTAACTCTCGTAAAGACTGTGTAGCATTTATTTCGCCTCCAAGAACATCAGTTGATGGTATTAATACTACACCAACAGCTGGTATTCAATCTTGGTTATCAAGTTTGGCTCGCTCTAGTTCATATGTTGTAGCTGATTCTGGTTACAAATATATGTATGACAAGTATAACAATGTCTATCGTTACATTCCATTAAACGGTGATGTGGCCGGTCTGTGTGTTAATACTGATACAGTTCGTGATCCATGGTTCTCACCTGCTGGTTTCAACCGTGGTCAAATCAAAAATGCTATTAAGTTGGCATGGAATCCAAATAAGACACAACGAGATGTATTGTATGCCGCAGGTGTAAATCCTGTTGTATCTTTCCCTGGTCAAGGTATTGTTCTGTTTGGTGATAAGACACTACAAAACAAGCCATCTGCATTTGACCGTATCAATGTTCGTAGATTGTTTATTGTTCTTGAAAAATCAATCGCTCAGGCTGCTCAGTTTTCGTTGTTTGAATTTAATGATGAGTTTACTCGTGCTCAGTTTGTATCATTGGTAACTCCGTTCCTACGAGATGTTCAAGGTCGCCGTGGTATCTATGACTTCCGTGTTGTTTGTGACACTACAAATAATACACCACAAGTTATTGATTCTAACCAGTTTGTTGGTGACATCTACATCAAACCTGCTCGTTCTATCAACTTCATCCAATTAAACTTTGTTGCAGTTGGAACTGGTGTTGACTTCACAACAATCGTTGGTGCAGCTTAATAAATAACCACGATATAGGAGAAAACAAATGGCATTCAATGTAGCAGAATTTAGAGCAAATATGATTGGTGACGGTGCCCGTCCAAATCTATTTCAGGTCTCTTTAACATTCCCAACAGTTGCAACCAACGGCTCAGCCGCTGCACAGAAAACAACATTCATGGCAAAATCAGCACAGTTACCCGGTTCTACCGTAGGTACTGTGCCTGTGTTTTATTTTGGCCGTGAACTGAAGTTTGCTGGTAATCGTACCTTCACAGACTGGACATTACAGATTATCAATGATGAGGACTTTGTAGTTCGTAACTCTCTTGAATCATGGATGAATGCAATCAACAGTCATACTACCAATGTTCGTAACGGTTCAGCTGTTAACCCATCAGGTTATACAGTTGATGCAGTAGTTACACAATATGGTAAATCTGGTAACGAATTGAAATCTTATAAGTTTGTAGGTGTATTCCCACTCGATGTGGCACCAATTGATTTAGATTGGGGTTCAAATGATGTGATTGAAGAATATTCAGCCACATTTGCTTTCCAATATTGGGAATCAAATACAACTACCTAATATGTTTTTGTTTGAGGGACTTCGGTCCCTCATTTATGTTTAATTGAATTGGAAATTATAAAATATGGCAGCTACTAATAAATTCTCTCTCTTTGGTTTTGAGATTTCTCGCAGAAAAAGCGAGGAAGAGCAACTCGCACAACCATCTATTACGCCACCAAATAATGAAGATGGCGCATTAACCATTTCCTCGGCCGCATACTATGGCACATATGTTGACTTAGACGGCACAGCAAAAAATGAAGTAGAACTTATCTCTCGTTATCGTGAGATGGCCATGCAACCAGAGATTGAATCAGCTATTGATGATATTATGAATGAAGCCATCGTGCAAGATGATGATGGTAAAATTATTGAGATTGTGTTGGATGATTTAGACCAACCAGAAAAAATTAAAAAAGCAATCAAAGATGAGTTTCATACCATTCTTCGTTTGTTTAACTATAAACATATGGCACAAGATATCTTCCGCCGGTATTATATTGACGGCAGGTTATATTATAATGTGATTATAGATAAACAAGATCCAATTGCTGGTATTAAAGAACTTCGTTATATTGATCCACGCAAACTTCGTAAAGTTCGTGAGATTAAAAAGAAGAAAGATGAAAGAACAGGTGCAGAGATTGTAGATGTATTCAATGAATATTATATCTACAACGATAAAGTGGTAACTGGTTCTTCTTCTAATTATGGACCAGTTGGTGTTCGTATTACAACCGATTCGATTCTCTCTGTTGTATCTGGTTTGATGGATTCTCGCCGTGCTGTAGTGTTATCGTATCTACACAAGGCAATTAAACCACTCAATCAATTACGAATGATTGAAGATGCCACAGTTATCTATCGTATCTCACGAGCACCTGAACGCCGTATTTTTTACATTGACGTAGGTAATTTACCTAAGTTAAAGGCCGAACAATATCTGCGTGATATTATGGTCAAGTATAAAAACAAGTTGGTCTATGATGCACAGACTGGTGAAGTCCGTGATGACCGTAAATTCTTGTCAATGATGGAAGATTTTTGGTTGCCACGCCGTGAAGGTGGTAAAGGCACAGAGATTACTACATTACCTGGTGGTCAAAACTTAGGTGAGTTAGAAGATGTTAAATACTTTCAAAAGAAATTATATAACTCATTAAGTGTACCTATTTCTCGTTTAGAACCTAATCAAGGTTTCTCTATTGGTCGTGTTGCAGAAGTTACACGAGATGAATTAAAGTTTGCAAAATTTGTTGACCGTTTGCGTAACAAGTTTTCTGATATCTTTAATCAGGCACTCCGTGTGCAATGTGTATTAAAAGGTATCTGTACCGCTGATGAGTGGGACCAGTTTAAAGAACACATCTATTATGATTTCATTAAAGACAATAACTTTAGTGAACTTAAAGATGCTGAGTTGATGAGAGAAAGATTATCTCTCTTGTCAGCCGTAGATCCATACACGGGTCGTTACTTCTCACAAGCATGGATTCAACGTCATGTATTACGTTTAACGGATGAC